TTCAAGAGTTAGAACTATTGTTAGAAAAGAGTTATTAGATAATGCTGTATCATTTGCATCAGATAGTTTATTACAACATAGAAATATTTATGAAGGTAATGTAACAAGATCTTTAACAGCTTCTTTAGAGAAGGAAGGATTTACATTAAATAATATTGCTATACTTAAAATGCAATTGCCTAAATCATATAAAGCAGCTATTGAGAGAAAAATTGCAGTATTACAGGAAACAGCAACTATTATATCTCAAACTAAACAAGCTGAACAAACCGCATTAAAAAAAGTAGCATTAGCAAAAGGTAATTATGAAGCAGCACAATATGATGCTAAAACAAAAGAAATATTATCTCAACCTAAATTGTTAGAGTTATACAAAGCAGAAACTGCTAGAATAAGAGCTACTAATGGTACATCTGAATATGGTTCACATAATGTATTTGGAACAACTGGTATATTATTAAATAGATAATTATGGATAAGTTTTTTATGGTTCATGTTGAAAATATGAGTTCTCCATCAAAAAGATGGGAAACTTTAGAAGAAGCAGAAGCAGAAGCAGCAAGATTATGTGACAAAGAAAGAAAGAAAACTTTTGTGTTACAATCGATTCAAAAGTATGAATTGAAGAACATAGAAAAAACCATTCTTTAAAATTAATAGTGGTCTTACATCCACTTTAAACTTGTAAGATTGGTCTCTGATGTTAGGGAACACTTGTGAGTTGCAAGATATAAACTCTCAAACAATAGCTAAGCTGTGTAAAGCACCAGATCTGATAAACTGTGTGAAGCTAAAGGTTAAACATTGAATACCTTGAGATGCCAAGCACCTCTAAAGATACTATCAGTAATGGTAGATGTGTTGTTCCCTTGAGAAAGGAATACAGGTGGGTAGATGAAATAAGCTATCAGAACTGCAGATAAAGATGCGGACTGCACAACACAAATGAGTTCTCAGCAAGTAGTTATGTGAAAGGATCAACACTGATAAGTTCAACACGTCAAATAACTACGTGACCCTACTCTTATATCTAACAATCGTAATTGATTTGCAGAAACAATAGTACATAAGAACAGACTATAAGAAAGAGGGTGCTAAAATATTAATCATAAATTTATTAAAATGAAAAAACTATTATTATTAATGTTAGTGATGATAATATCATTAACATCTTTCTCACAAGATAGAAAGACTTTTGTTAAACAGTATCACTCATTTATTACTGAAAAAAATGGCAAACTAAGCGAATGGCAAGATGGTAATGCAACTATTGTATTTAATTCTGGAAATACAACCAATATTATTATTTATTTTCCTAGTTCTAGTATTACTTTATACAGAAAAGGTAATCTTGAAGAGGGTAAAACTAAAAGTGGCGAAGAGTATCAAGGAGTTTATTGTATAGATTCATCTGATGGTACTGAAATATATTTACAATTATTTATGCATTGTACAAGAATATTCACAGGTTTAAATTTTATAGAATACCATGACTAAAGAATTTATACCTTATGAACAAGCATTAGCTTTAAAAGAATTAGGATTTGATGAATTTTGTTTAAAAAGTTATGGAGATGATGGATTACTAAATCAAAATGACCATTCTTTATATCTTTCAGCACCACTTTACCAACAAGCATTTAGATGGTTTAGAGAGAAGTATTCAAATATTGAATTTTCTTTACCTTTAAAAAAACAAAAAGATTTAGGTGTTTTTTGGGGAGGTTTTATACAAACTGAAAACGACAATTTTGGTAAATCTTATGGAAGTAATTTTAAAACCTACGAAGAAGCAGAACTTGAATGTTTATTAAAATTAATAGAAATAGTAAAAAGCAATGAGTAAAAAAATTGAACAAACTATTGCTGTTGAAGGAGTTCTTTTAACAGTAAGTGGAACATATCATCCAGAAGAAAAAGAAGAACGTTATGATGATAATATGACTGGTACTCCAGGAAGTAATGCTGAATTTGAATTAGAATCAGTAAAAGCTGGAGATATAGAAATTATTGAACTTATCAGTAATTCTATATATGATGAAATTATAGATATTGTACTTGATTACCAAAAAGATTAGAAATTATGATACCAACAGCAGAAGAATTTTTTATGAAATTCAAACATACACATAGTCCTGTTAATCATCACTTAGCGTTGATTGAATTTGCAAAACTACATGTAGAAGCAGCTTTGAAAGCAGCTGCTGAAAATGCGTCATCATATGTGTCAGTTGATGATGAACCAACAGTGTCTAAAGGTTCTATATTTAGTGCTTATCGTTTATCAAATATAAAATAATTATGAGTTTTGTAATTGAAGATACAAAAGATGAATTTCATACAGGTCTTGTAGGAATAAAAGTAAAAGGTTTTAAATTTGATGGATTTCCTGCATTTATTGAAAATACAATGACTAAATATATTGGTGTTGTGGGTACAATTACTGGTTGTTATGCAAAAGCATGTTCAATTCAATTTGACAATCCAGATAGTTTTCGTGGTAAAGATACTTGGCAATATCCTTATCCAGAAGTACTTGAACATTTACTTCCTGAAGAAACTGAAGAAGAAAAACATAAATTAGTTGAAATTGAAAATCTTAAAAATTTAAAAAAATAACATGGATTGTACAGGATGTGTAAATGGAATTAACATGTGTCACAATAGACCATGTGCTGGAACACCAGAAGAATTTGACAAAATCATTGATGCAGGATATGCAGATAAATTAAGAATAGATTATTGGACAGGTGGTTCTGAAAGTTCACGTATTACTTTTGAAGAAACACAAGGTGATGGACCATTTGTTGAATTAAGAAGACAATTGTATAAATATCAACAAGAAAATCCAAATCCTCATAGAGAAGATGTAGAATTTTTAAGTGGTGGAACTAGTGGTGATAAAGAAAACTATAGAGCACCTTTTTTACCTATTGGTACTTGTAAACTTCTTACTAAAGATGACAAGTGCATGTTGCATGATGCTGGATTAAAACCTGAACAAGGAAGAGAATCATGTTGTAATGACAAAAAAAGTAAAGCAAAATCAAATTTGCATTATGCTAACTTATGGGCAACACCTAAAGGTAAAGCAGTTATTAGAAAGTTTAAAAAAACTTTGAATATTAATTAACAGTAAAATTATTAAATCTTGTGGTTTAAGAGGTAAAACAACTTTAGGACAAGATGTCAGAGTAGTAACAACTTAGTAATAAAATTATATTTTATGAACGTTAGATCTATCAGAGCGCGGGACAATAAGGACAGATATCAGGTTCAATTCCTGATCAAGTTTTAATAATTTATAAAATCAAATAAAATGAGAATAACATTAATAAGTGATACGCATAATAAACACAATCAAATTACTAATGATTTAGTAGGAGGTGATTTATTATTACATTCAGGAGATATTTCATCAATGGGATATGATCATGAAGTAAAACAATTTTGCAAATGGTTAAATGACCAAGATCAATATGACAATAAAGTATTTATACCTGGAAATCATGATTGGTTATTTGAAGAAGATCCAGAAAAAGCATTTGAATTTGTCAGTTCTTATAAAAATATAACTTGTCTTAATCAAGAATGGGTAAAAATAAGTGACAAAAATGATACTGAAGACATTATTAAAATATATGGTTTTCCACATACACCATGGTTTCATAACTGGGCATTCAATGTGCACAGAGGTAGTGAAGAAATGCTTGCAGTACTTAATGCAATACCAGATGATGTAGATATTCTTATGTCTCATGGACCTGCTTATGGTATATTAGATAGTGTTGAAGGTAGACGTTCTGAGAACTTAGGTTGTCAAGATTTACTTGCAAGAATAAAAGCAATAAAACCTAAAATACACTTATGTGGTCATATTCATACAGGATATGGTTACTATTTTGATGGTGATACACACTTTTTTAATGCTGCTGTTCTTAATGAGCAATACGCATATGCACAAAGACCATTCACTTTTGATTGGAGTCCAGAAACAAATACAATAGCATTCTTATGATGGGTGCATTTACATGTCCATATTGCAAAACTAAAAATGCTTGCAATTGTACAACTTGTAGTAAATATATTACAGAAGGAGAACCAATAGTTAAATACACTGAAGATGGTGAATTTTTTATTTGTGCAAATTGTGATAAAGTATTTACACCAGATCAAGCTCTTGATGAAGAATGGAAAAAAATAAAAGAAGATGAAACCAATTCATAAGTTTAACAATGGTAGAGGAGCCATGCTCTGTAACAAATGTAGAAGTATCATATCTACAGGTCCTGCAACTAAAGAGTTGTATTGTGAGAAATGTAAACCTAAACAAGAAACAAAATGAAAAACATACACGTATTACCAACAGATAAACCGAGCAGGTTACACGAATACGATTTTCTATCTCCAATGGGTTTATCAAAAGAACCTTTACAATGGAGATTGGGTAGAAACATCTACATCACTTCTGATGAAGAAATTAAAGAAGGGGATTATAGTTTTTACCCTCCATTTGGTGTAGGTAAAAACATATTTATTGATGGAGAATTATGTTTTCACATAGAATCCAAAGATGGTAAAGGAAGTTTTACTCAAAAAACCTATCAAACTTTAGACAGGAACAAAAAAATAATCCTAACAACAGACCAATCATTAGATAATGTACAAGCTATTGATGATGAGTTTTTAGAATGGTTTGTTAAGAATCCAAGTTGTGAGAATGTTGATGTGGATAATTATATACATTCTACTGAAAATGGTCATATTATACTTTATAACATAATCATTCCACAAGAAGAACGTGAAAGAGGTATTACAATTACTCACGTTGGTAAACAAGAAACACTTGAAGAAGTTCAATTAGCTATTTTATTTCATAATACTTATGAGAAGTTAGCTCCAAGTTTTGGTTATGAAACAAGAGCAGATACAAAATTATTTGAAACTAATACTCCAAATGGAATGTTAATGATTGCTGTTTGTAAAGAAATAATTAAACAGCAACAACAAGGATATAGCGAAGAAGATATGAAAAGAGCATTTTGTAATGGCGGACAGTTAGACTATTCTGCTTTGACATCTACAGAATTTGGAACTAAAATATTAAATAAATGGTTTGAACAATTTAAAAAGAAATGATATGACGCCAAAACGTGAAAGAATCATAGTTGAAGTTGCAGCATGGATATGTGTTATTATTTTGACAGCATCTTTTATATTTATAATAAAAAATATATGACAATATTTGGTACACCGCAGGAAATGCTAGATGAGCAAGATGATTTTAATAAATCTTGTGAACTGACTGATAATACATTTGTTTTACCAAAAGTAACAAGAGTAGAAGTAATACAGCATTCTCCACCACATAATGGTAGAGCATACACAAACTACAATGTTAAAGATGTTGAATTACAATACCAAGATAATGGCAAAACACTTAAAATATTTTTAAAATGACAAAAAAAACTAAAATATTAAATGATATTATTTATGAAATTTATCGTGAAATGTATTTGCAATCACAACCACCTGCAGATTTTGACAAATTAGTTGCTGATGCAACTTTAGATGACCAGGGTAAAAAAGTAATACCTTTTATGAGTCATGAAATTGATATTGAAGTATATGACAAAATTTTATCTGATATACTAGGTAAACATAATGTAAAAGCTGCAGATAGAATAAGAATTTCTATTAATGTTTCACTTGGATGTAGTCCAAAATTTAAACAGAAAAAGTTATGAAAAAAATAACTAAAATTCAATTATTAAAATTAGAATTAGACAAATTGGAAATAGGTGAGTCAATTAACAAAAAAGAATTTATTATTGCTAATTGGCATTCAAATGATTATTTTACTCAACGTTCTTTTGATGTAGTTCTTTGTAATACAAAAAAACTATTACCTGAAAAACGTTTTGATAGTACTGTTAATACAGAAATTAAAAGAGTAGCGTAATGAGTGCTTATGTATTTAGTGATCCACATTTTCATCATAAAAATATGGCGATTAAACGTGGATTTTCTTGCGAAGAAGAGATGAATGAACTTATTGTAAAAAACTGGAATAATATTGTATCAAAAAAAGATGCAGTTTATCTTCTTGGTGATATTACTATGGAAAAGAAAAACTATGAAATAGTAAGTAGATTACAAGGCGTTATTAATGTTGTTCTCGGTAATCATGATGAAAGACAACATGTAAAAGAATTACTAAAATACGTTAATAGTGTTTCTGGTATGATTGATTACAAGAACAAGGTTATTTTAACTCATTGTCCTGTGCATCCATCTCAACTGGAATTTAGATATTCTCATAATATTCATGGTCATGTACATGAAAATTCTCTTGATGATAAGAGATATATAAATGTATGTGCTGAAGTTATAGATTATAAACCAAAGTTAATTACTGATTTATTTGATTTCAATGCGTAAAAGAATTCGACAAACTAGATTAAGTAGAAAACCTACTTCAATTACTCAAAGATACTTTGAATCTGCATTAAGATACAATGTTGACAGGGGTATAATAAAACCAGGTAAAAAACTGGTAGAATACGTAAAAGAAAATGGCAAAATCCTCATCAATAATGATGATGCAGAACATGTAAAAAAACATGTCACACAAGATTTTTTTAATTCAAATATCAAAATTCAAAATTTTATTAGTTATGAGCAACGAGGAACATATTAAACAATTTAAAAAAGCAAATACAGAATTAATGTTGTATTTGTTAAGTAAAGAAGGTGGTTTAGGACCAATGATAACAGTTCTTGCAAAAAACAAAGATGGTGAACATAATGTTTTAGCAATACCTGTTCCAAATGAATTTCTTGAAGATGATAATTCTAAAGACAAATTAGCACAACAAATTCCATCATTATTTGCTCACTTGGTAAAAGAAGGACAAGAACCTATTTGTTTTTCTTGGTCATCAGAAGCATGGTTACGTAAAGCACCAGAAGGTGTAAAAAAACTTCCAAAAAATTGGAAAAATTTACCTAAAATTGAATGTTTAATTTCAACGTATGAATCTCAGAATGAATCTGTTATGGATGTACATGAGATGGTTAGAGAAGGTAAAATTGCAAATGATGATGGTGAATTAATTGATGCAATTTCATTAAAACCACATCCATTTGGTAATGAAAATGTTAGTAAAATGGAAGGTAGATTTACAAATATATTTGAAGAATATTTTAAAATGAAACAAAATGGAGAAATATAATAATGATATCATTGGTAAAACTGTTGAATTAATTTACATGGATGACACACAATCACCAGAACCTGGTACAAAAGGTGTTATCAAATCAATTGATGGTATTGGACAAATTCATGTGAACTGGGAAACTGGCAGCACATTGAGTTTAGTGCCAGAAATTGATGAATTTAAAATACTTTAATTATGTCACATCCATTGCATCATAGTATTAGTAGTAAAAAGAAGTGGGGTGGTCATGTTGATGACTACCTCGCTATACATAATTGGTTTGACGAAACAAAAATGCACTATCCAGACATGCGTCATAGAGCACTAAGACATCACTCAGAAGGTATATTCTGGTGCGAAGAAAAGTTTGGTACGTATATTATCAATTCAGAAGGAAAAATGGTTCCTGTTAGAGCAATTGGTGAACAACATGTGATTGAAGACATTGGATTTATTCCAACTATCAAAGATTACCTTGACAACATGACTCAAGTAAACTGGATGTATAAACCAGGTGAGGGTCGTAAAGTATTGAAAGCAATACAAGATGAAAAATCAGATTATGTATTTAAAAAAGAAACAGTAAATTTAGAAAATCATGAGTGAAATTATTAGTATACAAGATATTATTGCATGGTGTGACAAACAAGTTGAAGAAGGAAAATTACTTGAACTTTGCTGGGAAGGTGGAGGAGACTCTGGATGGGTATTCTTTGAATTAGACGGTGAAAGTGCTGATGGAGAAGAAATATCTGCTTTAGTAGACATGATGTACACAGAACTTGATTATGGTTCTTGGGCAGGTGAATTCTCTGCAAATGGTAGAGCTGAATATAATACAGTAACAAAATGTTTTGATGGTGTTGATTATTATTCAGAAGATGATTGGGGTACAATGACTTTAAAAGAACCAATTGAGATGTTTATTCCAAAAGCATTTGGATTTGACAGTATAGAATACCAGATTAGTGGTAATTTTGAAGATGATTTTACTGTTGATGTTTCTTTTAACATTGTAAATGGATTTATAACTCCAGAATTACGTGTATTAGAAGAAGAAATGTCTGAACATATAAAATCTAAGATGACTGACGCATTCAGTAAAATTGATGTAAATTATTTCAATGAACATAAACTTGTTGAAAGACTTGAAATGAAAACTGTCAATGATAGTATTATTTTTAAAATTGAATTAATTGAATATTCAACATATGAAACTTCAGAAAATGACATATGCATAGATTTACAAGAACGATTAGAAAACGAAAACAATGAATAAATTTAAAAAATATACATTCACAGTGAGGAATGTAAGAGGTGTTTCATTAGATGAGGCACTTAGATTATGGAAAACCAGTTATTCTACATTTAAAGAATTTCTCAAAAATGTGATTATTTATGAATCACTTGAAGAATTTGGAGATTATGTGTCAACTGTGTGGTCTGATGTTGAACCAATTACAGCATCTGAAGCATTTGAACAAGATAATGTAGAAAAACGCAGATTGTATTTTGACGTTATTGGAGTAGATGAAGTGTTTAAACAAGCAGATCCTGAATTAATTGATATGAAGGAAGTCGTATTAAACAATCAACGTTGGGAAAAAGATGGTACACCGTATCTTCAAACAGGTGTTGATAAATACACGTTGTATAAAATTAACGGTACTGAATTATTTGGTAGTACTATTAGTGAATGGCAACGTAATAACAGTAGTGTTTATGCTGTTAAATGTTCTTGTACTACAACAGGTAGAAATTATTGGTTGTATGTGCCAACAGAAATTGCATTAAAAGAATCTGCATTAGAAGCAATTGCTTGGACATGTAGAATTGGTATTACAAATCCAAAAGCAATTTATCGACAAGGTGATATATTTATTGTAGAAGCAAATGCTGATTCAGAAGTATGTACACCTTATCATTTAGATTATGCAATATACAGCTCATTAATTAAATCTCAAACGTAATGTCAAAAGAATTAAAATCAAACAGAATTGTATTGGCAACAGGTGACTTTGCTAATACTCACGCAGTAGTTTCAGACAAACAAATGGTTTATGAACACTTGGAAAATAGTGTTATTAAATTCAATGTTGCAAAAGATGCTACTATTACTCATGAAGAACATGATATTATTAAACTTCCAGCAGGTAACTATTACAAGTTTAACCAAGTAGAGTTTAACCCCTTTAATCAAACAGTTTCTTTTGTTTATGATTAAATAATTTAAATTTTACAAACCAAGAATTTATGACAGTTCTTGGTTTGTATTATTTTATTGAGTAATATTGTAAAAAAAATCTTATGATGACAATTACAATTATACTCGTAATAATACTTCTTTTTGCATTTATTTTATTTGCAGCATGGGGTAATTATATGTTTTATTTTACTATTATTAAAGGAATTATGATCGGTGTATTATACAATGCAGATGATTATCCTGAAGAAAATATAACAGAACACACATTTCAAGTTTTAATATGGATGTTATCATTTACATTTACTTGGGAAACTACAATTAATAATCACAATAATAACAATTATGCAAGTTAAAATTAAAAAATTGCACAAAGATGCAATAGTTCCTTCTTACGCTAAACCAGGAGATGCTGGTATGGATATTACATGTATCAATTATGAATTTGATGAATTTGATAATATTGTATATAGTACAGGATTAGCAGTTGAAATTCCAGAAGGATTTGTAGGATTAGTATTTCCTAGAAGTAGTATTTCAAAATATGATTTACATTTACGCAATAGTGTTGGTGTAATTGATAGTGGTTACAGAGGAGAAATATTATTTAAATTTGGATATGCTGGAGAAAATGTATATCAGATTGGTGATAAAATTGGTCAATTAGTAATACTACCTTATCCACAAGTAACTTTTGAAGAAGTTGATGAATTGTCATCTACTGAAAGAGGTGAAGGTGGTTTTGGTTCAACAACAAAATAATATGAAATTTGAACGTGTTTTTAGAATAAATAATAGAGAATTTGGTTTAGGCATCTTTATCAAAAAAGAATCAATTGTTTCAAAGTTTAATCATATGTTTTATATTCATATTTTTTGGTTTAAAATTGGATTAAAAATTGCGTATGGAGACAAATTTAAATAGTGGACAAGTAGAAATCATCGGTCCTTATGGAAGAGTGTATTTATATACGCATTACAATAGTAAAGATTTGATTAATATTATGCACCAAGTACTTAGTAAAAAGTTAAGATGGGATGATCCTGATTACCTTGCACGAATGATTTTTTGCAAAATGATACCATTTGATGAATGGGATAGTGATCTAGGTTATGGTATTGGAACTCAACTTTATAGAGATGTAAATATATTAGTTTCAATTGACACAGTTCATCAAACAATTAATATTTCATCATACCATGATAAACAACTTATTCATGGAAAAATAAGTTCTTTTACACATTTTATAAAAAACTTTGCAGATGACGCTGAATTATAGCGTTATAGTAGAAAATATTTATCATTGTTAATTAGTTTAGTCATTATGCTGCAAAAATATGTATTACTTTAGTACTATATTTAAAAAATAATATAATGATATATCAGTTACCAAATGGTAAAAGTGTCGAAATGTCAATAGAACAGTACTTAAGAATGTCTGATGAAGAACTTAAAGGACTTGTTGCATATAATCATGGTGAAGAGTATAATGATCCTTTTATTTTTAGTGTTTTAAAACACGGACCATCAACTCCAGATGAATTTGAATCAATTGATGATGAAGATTTTACTGAAGAAGATTTAGAAGATTTAACTACTATTTTACCAGAAGAAAAATTGCTTGATGACGACTTTATCGATTACGATAATATAGAACAATAAATGATTCAAACAAAGAAAAAGATTTGTGACAGTTGTGAAACTGAACAAGTCATTTGGAAAAACCACAATGGCAATAGATATTGCAAACAATGTTGGTTAAAGGAAAACTTGACTCCACTTCCAAAAAAACTTCCTAAACCTATAAAACCAAAAGCAGATAAACAAGATCCTCTTGATAAGTTATATTCAATAATGCGAAAAGATTTCTTATCTTTACATTCTGGATGTCAAGCAAGATTATCTGATTGTACTTTACAAAGTACTGATGTTCATCATAAAAAAGGTAGAAATTTATATTACCTTGACAAAACAACATGGTTATCAGTATGTAGATCATGTCACACATGGATTGAATTAAATCCAGTAAAAGCAAAAGAACTTAATTTTTCAACAAATAGATTATAAAATGGATAACAGTAAATTTACAGGGTGTTACGTAATTGGTACAAAAACACAAGAAGAAGCAATAAAAGGCAAAGGATTAATTTTATGGATGCAAGAAAAACCATCTTGGTTTCATAGAATGTTTAATTTATTTGTACTTGGTATTAGATGGGTTGACAAACAAGATTATGAATTTGAAAAACTTTTTGCAAAGAAAGAACAATTAGAAAAAATTGTTGAAACTACTAAAGTTCAGTTTCCAAAACACAGAACTTACAAAAAGAAAAAAGTAGATGAAACAAAATAAACGAGAACAAATTCAAAAAGAAGCACTAGATGCTGTTGAAAATGTTCATCGTTGTGGTTTAGGTGTATCAATGGGTGTTGGTAAAACATTTATAGGTTTACAACACATGTCAAAAGAATTTGACAAAGGAGCTAGAAAGTTTCTTGTTGTTGCACCTAAATTATCAATTTTTGAGTCTTGGAAAGATGATGCATACAAATTTGGACTTGAACATTTATTGATTCATATTAAGTTTTCAACTTATATATCTTTAAAAAATCAAGGAGTAGATTTTGATTGTATTTATTTAGATGAATGTCATAACTTGTTAAACTCGCATGACATGCATTTATTATTTTTTGCAGGTAAAATACTTGGTTTATCTGGTACTCCACCTAGATATAAGAATTCAGAAAAAGGTGAGATGGTACAAAAGTATTGTCCGATAGTATATACTTATTTGACAGATGATGCTATTGATGATCATATACTTAATGATTATCGCATTATAGTACATTTATTACCATTATCATCATATAAAACATTTAAGGTTTCTACTAAAAATGGTGGAGGATTCATGACTTCAGAAAGAGATCATTATCAATACTGGACATCTAGAATTGATAAAGAGTTCTCTATTACAGCAAAGCAAAAAATGAGAATCATGCGTATGCAAGGATTAATGCAATATAAAACTAAAGAGAACCACGTAAAAAATATACTTGAGACTCTTAATGATAAATGCATAATATTTTGCAATACTACTGAACAAGCTGATCGAGTTTGTGATAAAAGCTATCATTCTAAAAATCCTGATAGTGCACAAAATCTAGAAGATTTTAAATCTGGTAAATCAATGTGTTTAGCATCTGTTCAACAATTGAATGAAGGTGTTAATATACCAAATTTAAAATACGGTGTAATACTACACGCGTATGGTAACGAAAGAAAAAGTAGTCAAAGAATTGGAAGATTACTAAGATTAAATCCTGATCAACAATCAGTTATACATATTTTGGCATATGATAATACTGTAGATGTAGATTGGGTAACTAGCGCACTAAGTGATTTAGATCAAGAAAAAATTACTTGGAAGATTGTTTAATTAAAAAATAACAATAATGAGAGAAACTTCTAATTTTAACAGATTAAAAGAAACACTTTTAAAAAATTCAAAAGCAAAATCTTGGGAAAATGCTAAAGATGAATGGGAATTAAAATATTGTTATATAAGTGAAGATAATTGTACTTGTGGACATGACATATTAAATGTATTTCTTATTCAAAATAAAATTAATAATAAACAATTAAAAATTGGTTCATCATGTATTGATCATTTTAAAGATCATAGTATGTCAAGTTCAGCAAAAACTTTACTGAAACGCCAAAAATATTTAAAAAGTCAAAATGATTTAATAAATACAACTCTTGAAAAACAAATATTTGATGAGCATTTATTAAAAATTGTTCAAAAAAGTTATGATTTAAATGTTATTAATAAATGGGAATATGATTTTTATCATAAAGTACATAAATATCGTTCATATAGTGAAAAACAACAAGCAGTTCTAAAACGTGTAAAAACAAAATTAAATAGTTTTGTTGTAAAAAATCCTTCTGACGATGACGTAAAAACAGTAAAAGTATTATTAAAATGTATAAAAAATCAAGATGCAAAACATAACAGTTAGATTTGGTAAACATGATGGTGAACTTAAACCATTAACCACAGAAGATGCTGCAAAATACTTTGAATTTAGAAAAGAATTATCTGAAGGAGAAGTAATTGAATTATATATTACAAAAATAGTTGACGAAGATGAAAAAACTTCAGGTCAACTTGCAAAAGTTCATGCTTGTATAAGAGAACTTGCACGAGAAACTGGTGCTACATTTGAAGAAATGAAAGAAACAGTAAAAGAAAAAGCAGGACTTGTCAATCCTGCTTCTCATCAATATAAAAGTTTTTCTGAATGTAATAAAAAAGAATTATCAGATGCTATACAAATCTGTATAGAAATTGGTAATTTTATTGGTTATTACTTTTAGTTTACACCAAGACTTTCAGCCATCATTTTAGAATATTCTTCTTTTGTTATGGTTTTCAATTGGTTTTCTGCTTTTGCATTTTTTTGAAACTCGTTAATTAAAATAACCATGGTTTCTAAATCTTGTATCCACATTTCAGAAATATTCTTTTTTTCTATTTGTTGATACGCATTTGCTAATTCTTCTTGTGTTTTATCTTCAATCATTCTTTGAAAAATAATACCAAGTCGATTAAAAAAACTTGCACTAATCCTTACATTAACAACTGCATTAGGATTAATTATCTGCATGTTGTCTGGTAATTTAATTTCAGAAGATGTAACTTCTTCTACTGCTTTTGTTTTCTTTGCCATAAAAAATAATTTTTAATTAATTAATATACAAATATATATATAAATGTCAAATGTACCAAATAAACTTACTCCAGAAGAGTATGCAAAAAAGTTATACGAAATGCTTAAACCATCTGGTTGGCATGATATATTAAAAGGTTTCTTATTATCTGAAGATTTTTTTCATATTATAAGAGTATTAGAAAATTGTGTCGATGAAGGTAATAGATTTACTCCACCATTAAAACAAGTATTTAGAGCATTTATGGAATGTCCATTAGATACTTTAAAAGTTATTATGGTTGGACAAGATCCGTATCCTACTATTGGAGTAGCTGATGGTATTGCTTTTTCTTGTGGTAATACTAAAAAACAACAACCATCATTAAAATTTATATTTAAGGCAGTAAACAAAACTGTTTATTCTGACAAAAAAGATATAACTACATTTGATCCAGATTTAACTAGATGGTCAAACCAAGGTGTACTAATGTTAAATACATCATTGACAACAGAAATTAACAAAATTGGTAAACATATTCCTATATGGGATCCTTTTATTAAGTACCTGATTGACATGCTTAATTCTAAAGATAAAGATTATGTATGGGTACTTATTGGCAAACAAGCACAACAAAATGAAGATCTTATTGATAATATTTTAAGAAACACACAAATTTTAAAATGTTCACATCCTGCATCTGCAGCATACAAACAAGATGAAGATTGGAATTGTAATGATATTTTTAACCAAGTAAATAATGCATTAGTATATGATAAAAAACCAAAAATTATTTGGTAAATACTTGTTTAACTTTTAAAAGTTTATTATATTTGTAATCAATTAACTTAAACTTCATATGTTTAAACCATCTGGTGAAGAACCAAAAAAAATAGAATGGAAACAGTATGGTGATGTTATGAATGAAGGTTTAAAATATATTCACTCACGAGCTAGTGGAAATATAAAATCTTTAAAAACTCAATGGAAACAATTCAATAAAATTGGATTAAATGGTATTGAGTGGCAATCATTATACGTTATTGCTGCAAGACCAGGAGTTGGTAAAACTCTTATTGCTGCCTCTTTAACACGAGAATTACAGCGTTTGAATCCTGAACAGGATTTTGCTGTATTGCATTTTCAATTTGAAATGCTAGGAAGAAACATGGCGTTGCGTGAATTATCTGCAACCAGTGGATTAAATATTAGATATTTGCAATCTGCAATGGATGATGGTATGCCACCATTAACTAGTGCTGACTTTAATAAGTTAAAAGAATATGCAAGTAAACAGCATGCAAGAAAAGAGTATATAATTGATAAAGCACTTACAGTGAATGAGATGCGTAGTGCAATATTTAATTTTTACAACACAATGAAAAAACCATTTGTAATTACTTTAGACCATACTCTTTTAGTAAAACAATCTGGTAGTGAGAATAATAAGCAAGCAACATTACAAAATCTTGCTATTATGATGACAGAAATGAAAAATATGTTACCTGTTACATTTATTATATTGACACAATTAAATCGAGAAATTGATGATCCTGAGAGGCAGAAAACTACAGGTAAAGGCGAAGGTCATTACCCTACAGAATCTGATGTTTATGGAAGCGACTTTTTGAACCAGTGTGCTGATGTGATGATTGCTTTCAATCGACCAGCAAAATATAACTTAGGTTTTTATGGTCCAAACAAATATGTTATTGATGATAAATTTTTATTAGCAATGCACATATTAAAAAATAGATTTGGTGAAGTTGGTATTCAATGGTATAAAGCAGAATACGCTAAAATGACTATTATTGAAGCACCTACTCCAACAACTCGAATACTAGGTAGTTTAAGTTAAATGTAAAAAATGTAAAATTAAAAATGTAAAATTAAATTAGTATGTCAACAACAACAGTAAAGAAAAAACACATTAATGAATTGACTGCAGAGTTTGCAGTTTATTGGGAACCACTGTTTAGCGAAATGGGTATTGAAAATCCATTATTTTTTGCAAAATTATGTTACAATAGTAATGAATTTGGACCAACTCAAGTAGAAACTTTGAGATTTTATGGTGAACAACTTTCTAAAAATCAAGATGTTTATGTCGAACTATTTGATTGGGATGATAAGTCTTATCCAGATGGCAAAAGAACTCTTTACAAATTCAAAAACAATCTTGATTGGAGAGAAAATCCACAAGATTACGTTGAGGTAACAAGAAAAAAAGATGGATCACTACTTCCTTATCCTTCTTATGCTTTTAAACTATCAACTTTGGAAAAGGTGAATGAAACAGATTTAAAGTACATTGCACCAGAATTAAACACAAAAATATCAAATGAATCAGATTTGGAACTTCCAAAGTTTGGTGAAATTGATAATGACATTTTTGATGACAATTATGTTGAAAAAGATGACAATCATTATGCACAAATGACTATTAGAGATATTTATTGTATTGTACAAAATACTCCAATGTCAAACAAAAAATGGTTAAATAATCTAATAAAAGAAGGTAAACAATGGCAAGTACAACAGAAGTAAAAGAAGGTTTAGTATTACCTACAACAACTGTAAAATCAGTAGTTAAAAGTCCTAAAAATTTAATCATATTTAGTAAACCAAAAACTGGTAAGACAACATTATTGTCACAATTACCAAATTGTTTATTAATAGATTTAGAAGGTGGTTCTGATTATGTTGATGCAATGAAAATCAAAGCAAACAATGTTAGAGAATTAATGGACATAGAAGCTGCTATTATTAAAGCTGGTAAACCTTACAAGTACATTGCTTTAGATACCATTACTGCTTTAGAAGATATGTGTATTCCATACGCAGAACATTTGTATTCTTTGTCACCTATGGGTTCAACATGGAAAACAACTGGTAAAGCAAAATATGGTAACATATTAAATCTTGCTAATGGTGCAGGGTATCCATGGTTACGTCAAGCATTTAATGAAATGACTGCAAGAATTAAAAATCTAGCACCTCATATTATTTTATTAGGACACGTAAAAGATACTTTGTTATCTAAAAATGGTAATGATTTTAGTTCTTTAGATCTAAATCTTACAGGTAAATTAAAAGATATAACAACATCAAAATCTGATGCAATTGGATATCTAGTGCGAAAAGGAGACAAAAATATCTTGAGTTTTAAAACACAAGATGATATTCTATGTGGTGCAAGACCAGAACACTTGAGAAATAAAGAGATTGTTATCTCTGAAACTCTTGAAGATGGTACTATTGTAACACACTGGGATCAAATATTTATAGATTAATTAAAAAAGTAACAATTAAAAATTAGAAAAAATGGCGTTTAGTTTAAATGATTTCAATCCAGCAGAAGGTAATTATGTATCAAAAATCTTATTACCAGGTACACACAAGTGTAGAATTATAGATTTAAAATTAGAAAGACCTCCTTATGACAAGGACCAATACAATTTAATATTTGTATTAGAAGGTGAAGAAATAGGTGATGGATTTGACGGTATCCAAGTTGATAGAAATAATCCTGCAAGAGGAAACTATAAAGGTCAAATTGCCTCAGTAAGAAGTGGTCAATTTGGTTTCAAAGACTGGGTTTACAAAGGTAAAAACATCTTAAGAGATGAATCTATTCAAACTTATCTAGGTAGTTTCTTAACTCAAATGGGTATTTTAGACAAGTTTCAATCGCTTAAAATTGAATGTCTTACAATTGAAGACTTGGTTGCAGCAGTAAAAAGTTTTGTTTGCAAACCTGATTTCTGGATGTATTTCACAATTGGTGGACAAAAGTATTTTAAAGATGGTTCTGACTTTCCAAACTATTCTTTATATTTACCAAAAAGAGTTGAAGGGAAATATGCGTATGCAATGACTCAAGATAATCCTAATTTCTTTACGTTTAACGAAGCTGTTCACATTTATGAGAAAAAAGTTTCTGAAGACGCATCTGAAACAGTGAGTGAGTTTTCACCAGCACCTGTTTCTGAAGACATCTTCAATCCTGCAAACAGTTCACCTGTTTTTGAAGATAATGTAAGTGATTTACAACTTCCATAATTATTAATTCAATAGTTAATAAATTAGGGTAGATTTAATGTTTACCCTTTTTTATTAATTTAATTCTTAGTAATATGTTTAGTTTAAACAACTTTATTGGAAGTGTGGAAGATGTTCCTTCTGATTGGATTTTAGAAAACTATTTAAATCTACCTGTAAAATTAACAGGTCAGAATTTTAGAATGAAAAGTTTATTTAATCCAGATGATAGAGATCCTTCTATGTATTTATATTATGTCAAAGATCTTTGCAAGTATAGATATAAATGTTTTTCTACTGGTAAATCTGGTAATGCAACAGATTTGATGGCAAAGATTTGGAATGTTGATTATACAACTGCAGTATTTAAAATTATTGATGATTATCAAAAGTTTTTGAAAACTGGTAACAAAGTTGAACAAAAAGAATTTGTAGAAACAAAATGGATAGTTTCTGATTATTTTATCAGAGATTGGACTAAAGATGATGCAGATTTTTGGTTACAGTTCAATATTAGTAGTAAATTGCTTGAGCAGTACAATGTAATACCTTTGCGAAGTTATATTATGACTAAGCAAGTAGGTAATATTAATACTGAAGAAGAGTTTGTTGTACAAAAAAAGCATGTTTATTTGTACGCTACAAAGTACAACGAGATGTACAAAATTTACCAACCTAAAAACGGTAACAAAAAGTTTCTAAAATTGTTAGATTATGTACAAGGTTATGATCAACTTGAAGGAAAAAGATTTTTAGTTATTGCTTCTTCATTGAAAGATTGCATGTCAATTAAAAGTATACCTGGATTAGATGTTGATGTTATTGCACCAGATAGTGAGAACACAAAACTTTCTTATGAACTTATTGACACATTAAAAAATGACTACGAAGCAGTTGTAACCTATATGGATAGTGACACTGCAGGTATTACAAGTATGAATTACTACTTGGATACACATAATCTTCCATTCTGTTATATTTCACTTGAAAAAGATTTTAGTGATATTGTAAAAGTGCATGGTATTACTAGAGCTGCGTATACTTTAATACCAGTTTTAGATAAAGCAATTGCAAAATATAAAGAGTTAAACAAAGAATTTTTTGATAATAGTGATTTAGTTTACTAAATTTGTCAAAAATCAACACTATGGAAAATTGGATATTACCTTCAAGTAAGTACAAAGTAATTACAAAAATTGAAGATTTACCAAACTATGAAAACCTTATAGGTTTTGTTTACAAAATAACTCACTTAAAGACAGGTAAGTTTTATATTGGCAAAAAAAGTTTGCAGTTTACTAGAAAAACAGCAATTACAAAAAAAGAAAAATTAGAAACTGGTACTAGAAAAAAAACTAAATTAGTTTCTAAATCTTCAGATTGGTTATCTTACTGGGGTAGTTGTAAAGAACTAACTGCAGAAATCAAGATTGAAGGAAAATCAATGTATAAACGAGAAATCATTGAGTTATGTTGTACTAAAAAATACTTGAATTATTGTGAGTTTTCACTTCAAATAAAAAATGATGTGTTAACTAGTAATAGTTATAATGGTAATATACTAGGAAAATATTTCGCAAAAGATTTACTAAACTGTAAGTAAATGAAAGGATTACAATTATTTCCCACTACGGGAACAAAGATTCAAAAAGAAGAAGAGTTTTTTGACAAAAATTTTATGATGTCTTATTCAGGATTGAATAAGTTATTATATAGTCCAAGGTTATTTTATTTACATTACATAATGGGACAAAGAGATGATTCAAGTGATAAATTTGCTATTGAAGGTAAGTTAATTCATTGTTTATTTTTAAATCCTGATGATTTTGACAAAGAATTTGTATTAAGTGTTAATGATATTCCAAGTGACAATCCAAAAGAGGTTCTGCAACGACTATACAACCACTATAAAGAACTAAATACTGCTGGTGATCCACGAGTTCATCTTGAACATTTTGAGCACGCTATACTTGATATTTTAAAAGATATGAATTTGTATCAGTCATTAAAAACTGATGCACAAAGAATTGAAAAAATTATCATTGAAAAACATGTTAGTTACTGGGAATATTTAAAAAATGCAGAAGGAAAACAAATTGTTGATCCAACTGTATATGAACAATGTGTTGCAGTAGTAGAAGAAATAAAAGCAAATGATGTTGTCATGAAAGTAATGGGATATAGACCAGATTATGGTCAAGATCTTAAAATACAAAATGAAGTAGAACTTGCTGCAATTGATGAAAAATATCCAATGTTTGGATTAAGAGGATTTGTTGACAATTTAGTTATTGATTATACTAATAAAACAATATTTGTAAATGATTTAAAAAAATCAAGCAAAGATATTGGTTCATTTGTAGACTCAATAGAATATTACAGATACTGGATGCAAGCATCTATGTACTATATGTTAGTAGATAATGTTTATTTATCTAAACCAGAATATAAAGATTACAAATTTGAATTTAGATTTATTGTAATTGATAACTATTTGCAAATTGCACCAATTAGAGTTTCAGATAAAACTCTAAAAGAATGGGTTGTAAAAACTGAAACACTATTAAATCAAGCAGATTATCATTTTGTCAATAGAAGTTTTGATTTACCATACCAATTTTTAATTAATAACGAGCTTGTTTTATGATAACAGATATATATCGTAAATATTTTCAAAAGTCTTATAACTTTTTATATCCATTATTAGGATTTAAAAAACACAAAACTCACAAACCTTTACAAACATATGTTGAATGGGAAGGAATTTGTGATGTGTCATCGCGTAAATTAATCTGCATATTCAAAAGATTAGATACAGAAGAATGGATACGTTTTGAACAAGATTATTTAATATGTCATAGAATGCTTGAATCTTGTTTGCCACTTGATGACAATCTAATTGCATATGTATTTGATTTTAATACAATTGCAGAAGATTTTGATTCATTTTGCAATGCAAAATATTCAAAAATATCACAAAATTCCAAAAAGATTTTAAGTACTTATTATGGTGTTCATACACCTGAATGGGTATTTATGGAGTCTTATTTGTATCCAGAAAAGTATTTCAAAATTTATGCTGAGATACTAAAAGTTGACATAGATGACTTAAAAGCAGTTGGAGAACTTTGTGAGAAATATGATTTAGACAAAGAGACTTGTAAAGTTGTTCAACCAGAAGTACAATTATAATTTAAAACCAAATATAAATAAATATGATTACAGAATTTAAAAACATGATTGTCTATTCAACTGACTGGTATGGCAATCAAACATTTAGAATGTTACCAGTAGTAAAAGAATGTCCTTTTAATGAGGTTATTTATGATCCTACTACAAAAGTTCTTGCTATTATTAGTAAAGAATTTAAAGAGAAACCAAACATGTTTCCAAAACTAAATGATAGAGGTGAAGTTGTAATTAAAAAAACAGGAACTTCTTCAACTGGTGTTGAACCAGAATACATCCAGGAAAGAAAAATGATGGAAACGTATTATGAATATTATCTTGACAAAATTGAAGATATAAAAGATTTCATTAATGCTTTTGCAATTAACCCTGATCATGACTCATTAAAAATTATTGATGAAGTAATAAAATAAGAATGTAATTCTGGATATATATTAAAAGTTAATGGAAAAGCGTAATAGAATATTTTGGGTAATGGATTATGAAACAATTGTCAATTGTTTTGTTGCTGTATTTAGAGCATATGATTCTGATGAAACTCATACTTTTGTCATCAATAGAGACAAAAATGATTTTAAAAAGTTTCTTGCTTTTTTAGATGACAACATAGATCATAAAGATTGGCATCTTGGTTATAATAATTTAGCATTTGATGCTCAAATAACTGAATTCATACTTGAAAACAGAGAAGAAATGTCACGCTTATCATCTAATGATATTTCTGGTACAATTGCTCAATATGCTGGAGAAGTAATTAAAAAATCCAACACTGGTCAATGGCTAGATTATCCAGAATTTAAACTTACTATTCAATGTGTAGACATATTTAAGTTGAATCATTGGGATGGTATGGCAAAAAGATGTTCTTTAAAGTGGATACAATTTTCTATGGATTGGTTTAGTGTGGAAGAAATGCCACATCATCATACACAGCCAGTTTTAAATGATGAATCATTAGATTCTATTATTAGTTATTGTATAAATGATGTTAGGTCAACAAAACAAATATTTGTTCTTCGTAATTCTAAAGGAGAACGAGTAATGGCAAGTCAAATCAATTTAAGAGCAGAGTTAAGTGCAACATATAATTTGAATTTACTTTCTGCTAGTGAGCCAAGAATCAGTAAAGAGATATTTTTACACTTTTTATCTGAAAAATTACAAAAAGACAAGAAAGCAATTAGAGTAATGCGAACAGAACGCGATAGCGTAGTTGTCAGAAATATTCTTCTTCCTATGATTAGTTTTACTACACCAGAATTTACAGGTGTTTTTAACTGGTTTAAAAGTCAAATTGTAAACACAACAATTGATATTGAACAAACACAAACAAAAGGTCCTAAGTATAGAATGATGTACAAAGGAGTTCCTACAGATTATGGACTAGGTGGTCTCCATGGTTGTATTAGATCTGGTATATATAAAGCAGGTAACGGTAAGAAAATTCTTTCTGCAGATGTTACCTCTTTTTATCCAAATCTTGCAATTAAAAATGAATGGTCTCCAGCTCATATACCTAAAAAAGATTTTTGTGAATTATATGAATGGTTTTTTGAAGAAAGAAAGAAATATCCAAAAACATCTCCTTTGAATTATCTATTTAAAATTATACTAAATTCTACTTATGGATTAAGTAAAAATAAATATTCATTTTTGTACGATCCTGAATTTACTTTTAGGATTACTATCAATGGTCAATTACAACTATCTATGCTGTATGAAATGATTGCCACTAGAATACCTAGTGCTCAACCACTTATGCAAAATACTGATGGTTTGGAATTTTTGGTTGATGAACAAGATGAAAAATTATTTTATGAAATCTGCAAAGAGTGGGAAGATTTGACATCTTTACAACTTGAAACTGTAGAATATGACAAAATGATTATTGGTGATGTAAACAATTACATTGCAGTTTATACTGATGGCAAAACAAAGTGCAAAGGTCGTTTTGAATATGAAGAATTGGCACTTCATAAAAATAAATCACACTTGATAATACCTAAAGCTTTGTATGCATATTTTATTAAAGGAATTGATCCTAAAGTGTTCTTAGAAGAAAATAGAGAAATCTATGATTATTGTGCAGGAGCAAAATTAAAAGGTGATTGGTACTTTGAGCAAAGAGCAGTAAAAGATGGTGTATACGAAGTTAAAAAACTTCAAAAGTTAATCAGATATTATATTTCAAACAATGGTGTAAAACTAATTAAATGTAATCCAGACCATCGCGAAATTCAACTTGAAAGTGGTAAGCATATGCAAACTATATTTAATAAGTTTGAAGAAAAAGAATGGTTAGATTATGATGTAAATGAAAAATATTATTTAGATAAAATATATGACGAGATAAAAAAAGTAGAAAATTCTTCTACAATATTACCTCAAGAAAAAATGAATCAACAATTAAGTCTCTTTTAAAATGAAAAGAACAATAAATGGCATGGTTGCCTATGGAAAAATGCTAAGTGCACCATTACCAGAAAAAACAAAAACTTATACACCTATTTCTCACAAAGATGTTGTCAATCGTGTGAGAACTGAAATAACTGCAGCAGGGTATATTATAACTGGCGAAGATTACAGATGTACACAAGATGGTACTGTAGCAATTGGAAATTTTAAATTGAATTATAAAAGTGATCCAGATATTGAATTATCTGCAAACTTTATGAATTCGTATAATAAACAATATGCATTTAGATTCTCGCTTGGAGGATTGGTAAAAGTATGTATGAACGGTATGATGTTATCAAATTCTAAATTTGGTGCATATAAACGCGTTCACAAAGGTGCTGCAGATTTACTTGCTGCTGGTAAAATATCTGAATTTATAAAAGATTCAGAAGAATACTGGTCTACACTTGTAGAACATAAACATAAATTAAAAGATATATTAATTTCTGATAGTTTAATGTATACTATTCTTGGTAAACTATTTTTTGAAGAACAAATTTTAACTACTATGCAGTTAAACATGATTAAAAAAGAAATGGAAAAACCAAGTTTTAATTATGATGCTCATGAAGGAAGCGCGTGGGTTTTGTATAATCATATTTCTCTTGCATTAAAAGATGCGCATCCTTCTACCTGGATGGATGATCATATTAAAATGCATCAAGTATTTTCAGATGCATTTAATTTTGATCCTGCTGTTGAAACAGAAGAAGCAACTTATCCAGTTGAAGAACCAGAAACAATTGATGAAGAAATTTATGTAGAACTTCCATTTTAGTAATTATAAGAGGGGTAGAAATACCCCTTTTTAAATATTATAAATATGAAAATAAATGATCACATGCAAGATGTATTAAATCTTGAAATAAGATTAAAAGTATTAAAAAAGAAAGTTGAATTATTAAATAACGAACCTATGATTGATATTATTTTAAAAGCATTAGTAAAAGTTGCTGGTAAAAATACAAAACTTGATACTGTTAAATTGACAAAAAGGTATCTTAGAAGATTTTATAATATTGACATTGACTCAAAAGTTATAAAATCTAGATTATTAACCATCATGGATGGTTTGAAATGATAGCATTATATAAATATTGTGATAAGTGTAAGACAGAGAAAAACTTTGATACTGAAACACTTGAATGTAAAACGTGTAACACTAAAAACAAACCAATAAAATGATAATAGGTATAAACGGTAAAATAGGTGCTGGCAAAGATACAGTAGGTACAATAATTCAAAAATTGCTTTATACAAATAAAGATCAAACATGTGAAATCAAAAAGTTTGCTGGCAAATTAAAAACAATTGCATCAATACTTACAGGTATTCCTGTAGAAAAGTTTGAAGATCAAGAGTTTAAGAAAGTTATTCTTGGTGAAGAATGGGGAACTGTAAGACATAATCCTTTAAACAACATTGAACCATTTGCAAAATTTTTGTTTAATGAATTAATGTCTGTAAGAGAACTTCTTCAAAAACTTGGTACAGAAGCAATGCGTGATGGATTACATACAAATGTATGGGTAAATGCTTTATTTGCTGATTATAAGTATGAAATTCATAGATCAGAAGTTCCTACAAGAGCTGCAGGATTTATTGACCAACATGTATATCCTAATTGGATTATTACAGATGTTAGATTTCCTAATGAATTGGAAGCTGTTGTAGAAAGAAAAGGTATTACTATTAGAGTGGTTAGAGAAAAACTTCCTATTAAACATTCTAAAACAGGTAAAACTCATTTATTAAGTAGAGAAGCTTTTACAGAACATCCTTCAGAAACAGCTCTTGATGATGCTAAGTTTGATTATGAAATTTTCAATGACGGTACTATGGAAGAACTTGTAGAAAAAGTAAGAGAAATATTAATAACAGAAAAACTTATATGACAATAAACATTGATTTTGATGGAACTTGTGTTACTCACAGTTTTCCACAAATAGGGAAAAGTATTGGTGCTGTACCAGTACTAAAGAAATTAGTTCATGCTGGACATCACTTGATTCTTTTTACAATGAGAAGTAATAGAATTACTTTTAAAAGTATAGGAGAACATATAACACCAGATGTAAAAGGCACATTTTTAAATGATGCAATACAATGGTTCATAGACAATGATATTCCTTTACACGGAGTACAATCTAATCCTGATCAACATAATTGGACAGAAAGTCCTAAAAGTTATGCTGATTTAATGATAGATGATTCTGCATTAGGATGTCCATTAAAATATGATACAAGTATATCACATAGACCTTTTGTTGATTGGGTAAAAGTTGAACAATTACTTGTTGAACAAAAAATAATTTAATTAAATAAAAATTTAATGAAATACTTATTAATATTTATTGCATACGAGTTTATCAGACCACATATTATTTGGTTATGGTATTATTTAATTAAAAAAGGAAGTAAATAGAAAAACCCCCAGTAATGGGGGTCTTTCAACAGAAGAGAAAGAAAACTAACTAACTAAAAAGTACAGCTATTTTATTGTTCATTTGAAATATATCCTGGATCATTATCAATGTTCTCAAAAGGTTCAATATCTACTGGTATATTCTCAACATAATTAATGTTAAAATCAACTTTTAATTTTTCTATAAGTGCATTTAATGAAGGTGTTTGAAATGTATTATTCATACCAGTACTCATGCATTGAGATGGTAATACAAAACCGTATACAACATCTGTTTCATTATTATAATTAATGAAATAAGTTTTTACTTTTGGGTAATTAATGTCTGTTGTTGTCATTATAAAATTATTTGTCCACCGTCAATAATTGTCCAATTATTAGGTGAAGATGTTAGTATTGATCTTGCTGCAATTGCTGCTGCAGAATATTTTGCTGTGCCAAAAGAAATTATTTTATTTGGTAAAACTGGTCTAGTTGCCCATTCAATTAACGTTTTATCATAATTATCATATGAATAATTATTAAAAGTTTTAAATGCCATAAATTGATCTGTTAAATCTGTACTACTTCCAAAAGTTGTAACAGCAGAAACATTTAATGTACCCAAATGTCTATTAAATCCAATTGCATTTCTAAACATTGATGTCATGTTTGTTACTGTAGAAGTATTCCATGAAATTGGTCTATTAAATGATAAGTTATTATAAAACATATATCTCATATTTAATGCAGAAACAGTATTCCAATTTTGAATAGAATTAGATCCACCTTGAGGTGTTCCTCCACCATTATTAAAAATTGACATGTTTTTTGGAAAAGAAAAAGCATAAAACATAAAACTAAAATCTGTTACTAAACCAACATCCCATGATGTATATGGAGTTATTCGTAATCCAGTAACTGTACGTGGTCCTATATTTTGATCAAAAAATGGAGCACCTGTAAACATTTGCACCATTGTAGTAACTTTTGATGTGTCCCATAAACCTATAGAAGAACTATTTCCATTATTAAATATAGCATCTAAATTATTAAAAAACATAAAACTCATACTGTTTACTAATATGGTATCCCATGCTAAATAAGTAGATGCTCCAACTGTAACTTGTGAAGTACCTATAGGTTGATTAAATAATTTTTGTCTAGAAAACATTGAAGACATTGTAGTAACTTTTGAAGTATTCCAATTTGCTATTTTTCCGCTACCTTTATTATTAAATATACCTGTAATATCTGAGCTAATATGACCATAAAACATTGCAGCCATATCAATTATATTTTGTGTATCCCATGCATTGTAAGTTGGAAATCCAGAAAAAGTAACTTCTTTTGTTCCAATATTTTGATCAAACTTGCATTGAGAATGAAACATAAATCGAGTAGTTGTTAATGAAATTGTATTCCAATTACCAATACTATTTGAACCTCCATTGTTAAATTCACCAATTGGCATAATTCCAGCTGTTGGTTGTGACGAAAACATTGACAACATGGTTGTCACATTTTTTGTATCCCACGCAAGATAAGGTACTCCATTTTTAGTAACTTTTTTAGTACCAATATCTTGATTAAATTTTGGATTTCTAAAAAACATAAATGACATATCATTACATAGTGATGTATCCCAATCACCTATGTATTGATTAAATATCATGTATCCTGTAAAAGAATCACTACCAAACATATTTTTAAATGTAGTAACTTTAGAAGTATTCCATTCTCCTATTGAAACATTGTCACCATTATTAAATTTTGATGCAGACGTAAATACATTTTCCATAATGGTAACATTACTTGTATCCCAATTACCAATATTATCATTAAAATTAATACATCTATCAAATGTTCTGTTTAAAGTTGTTATTGTAGATGTATTCCATTTATTAATGTTGTTAATTGTTGTAATACTTATACATTGATAAAATGCTCTATATAAAGAAGTAGTTTCTGATAAGTTTAATACATCAGAAACATTTGATAATACTAAATTTTCACACCCATAAAAATAATCACCTTCCCTACCTAATTGTAATGGTCCCCATTGTAATATATTAAGCAACTTTAATCTATCACCTGTATTAGCAAATTGCCACCCATTAATTGTACCAGTAATTAATATTTTATAAACACCTTCTACTGCATAACTATGAATAACATTAACGTCATCCCATGTGACAATTGTGTTATTAGTACCATCACCCCAATCAACTATAAAATCATAAATTCCAGTAGATATTAAAGGTAAACAAATTTTATTTTCCTCGAAAGAACCAGAAGATACTAATCTGGTATCCCATATAGAAATAAATGTGCTAATTGGTGTATTTGCATCAGATAAATCATAATATATTACTGGATTCATCATTTTATATATTTGTTATTCTTAAATAATCTACAGTTCCCACACTTGAAACTGTTGCTGAACTACCAATATCACCAATCATAGAACTTATTCCATTAATTAAAACTAAAGTTCTTCCAGATTGTGCAATAAACGCAACTGCTCCTGTGCCAATTTTTAAATAAGTTGCAACAAATCCACTATTAACATCAAGAATATAATTAATGTTTGATGCGCCATTATTTATAACAACATTTTTACCTATTTGTGTATTACCATTTGAATCCAAATTACTTGCTGAAATATTAGTACTAGTAGTTAATACTACTTGTGGTAACTGATTTAAAATTAATAATTTTAATTGTCTTACTTCATTTACAAGTACTTGTAAATCTGAAGGTGTAATATCAAAATTTATCATGATTATATATATTAAATTATTTTATACTTTAGCAAGTTGAAAATGCATTCCATCTTTGCGAGTCCATGTACCACCCCATTCAAAACCTGCATCTGTAAAACATTTTACAAATTCTGCAGATAACACTGGTATTTTACCAAGACCATTCCATGCAGCATTAACATCAATTGCAATACCCCATGAATGTAATGACATACTTATCAAACCTCTTTTTTGTCTAATGTTAAAACATCCATCCCAAGTTTTTAATTCTTTTACATGGTTACGTTGAATCAAGTTTTTAAATGCTTGTTCAAGAGGCTTGACTATGTCTTTGTTGCAATATATTTTTTTAGGTATAACTCCTATTTCTAATTCAGTAGGAACATCCCAAACATTCATACTACGTTCTAATGTTGGATCACCATATTTTTTTAAACATTGTGCACTTGTTACCATAGTTTATTATTTTTTAAATGATATTTTCCAATAAGCACCAACACCATATGTGATAGTACCATTAAAATTTATACCTGCATTAACTTGATATATATGATCTTTTTTTGTTTTATATAAAATTCCAGGTGTAATTAGTTGTAAACTAGTCTGATCACCAAATAAATTACCTCCTATGTATAATTGACGCACAGGATCTTTTTCTTTTATAATTGTAACTGTTTT